GTAAGTTATTAGATAAGAATGTTTTCTCGACCTCGTTATCTGGGCGTTTTAGGTAGACCACAGTGGTCCCTTCTGGGATGGTGAAGCGTGTACGCACATCTTCCCCCTCCTTCTCTCTTTCTCTGCCGTACTCTGCCAACGTTTGCTGCCATCCACGTAAGCCCTGTTCTAAATTGACCGCATTGCTTTGCTGGTCGATGGACAAATCTAAATCGGCAACAGATTTCTCTACTTCGTTAGCAGCAGAGAAAATCTTGACCGCATTGCTTTGCTGGTCGATGGAAAAATCTAAATCGGGCAAGATTTTCTCTACTTCGTTAGCAGTAGGTATAAAAAAATCGTCCATATCTACCAGATGACGCACCTTCCTGCGTGGCCGACCCGATGGAGTGTGTGGGCGAGGCTGATAATTATTCATCAATTTAATTAACGCATAGATTAACTGGTTAGGGGAGAGAGGAGGTGATTCTAGAGAGTCCTGGTTTGGGTCGGAGATGGCAATATTTTGATTAATTTTGTCTCTTGCCATCGGTATAATAATAGTACTCAGGGTGTAGATGTCGTTCCTCGCACGTTGCCAACCGTTGGTTGCCCGACGAGTAGAACTGTCGACCTCCACCCACTGGAACTGCTCCCCTTCAACACCGACGTCTTTGTGGTGGAACTGCGACAAAGATTTTTTGAGTACACAATTGCCGTTTTCAACTTTCCAGTACTGCAGAGAAGACGTCCAATCAGGGAAAGCAGGCGGGACATCCTCCCACTTCTTGTTTGTACTGTCATAGTTGACCAGTGTCGTTTTCCATGCCCCTTGAACTTCTTTCCCACCTTCAAAAGAAAGCAAGTTCCATTTTGGGATACACTTATTAGCCCCACCCTTCTGCATGCCCCCTTTTTTAATATATTTGCTTCTTCTATTTTTTCTAAAGGTTTTAATTCTTCTTAAGTTTTTACTTCTTCTTAAGTTTTTACTTATTCTTAAGTTTTTACTTCTTCTTAAGTTTTTACTTCTTCCGCCACTTAATTTACGATTTCTATATCTAATATTGGATCTACTCATTATAATACTAATATATTTTTTTTATAAATTATTAATTTAAATTATAAAGATTATTTTGAATTAAATAAAATATGATAAAATTTAGAAATTAAGAATAACTTAATTGTACACAATTTAAATGAGAATTACATTTAATAAAGATATACCCACTTACACCCCAGAATTGATTTTCTGGTAAATTATCACAATCATCTATTTTTTTAAAGCATTTGGTCCATCTAAGAGATTTTCCTGATTGTCGTGCTTGCCAATATTCTCCATCATTACCTTCTTTAACTGTATTTACTATACATTCATTTGCTGGTATAGGTGGACTTTTTCTTTTTTTAGACATATATTTTGGAGATGTGCTTGGTAAACAATTCGTATAATATAAACGAATAAATAAATTATTCTCTTTTACGATTCATGTATCCCATAATCCCATCGCCATAATCAATTACATTTGTATAACCATTTTTAAAAAGCGCATTTGCTAACATATGTCCAGCATCACAGTGTTTATCGTAACAATATACTATTATAGGTACTTCTGTTAATTTCAGTTTATTTTTTTTGATTAATGTTTGAATTGGTTTATGGGATTTAATCATGTGTTTTATACTATTGTTTAATTGAACTTCTGACATTTGTTCTGCCTCTTTATAATGTAAATTAAACGAACCTGGAATGTGGGTTTTATTATAATAGTCTTTACTTAAGGCATTAATAACTAATCGATCTTTTTTCTGTAAATGGTGGTGTAAATGTCGTTTTGTAATATTACATAAGACATTTTGAGTAAAAATATTAGTATTCCATTTTGTCATTTTTTTATCTGATATCAAAATATGAATATGTGACATGTAAGATATTCCTTGGTCCTTGTATGGTTGGGGACAATCAACATTTACTAAACATTTACCATTATTATCTAGTCTCATCAATCCATTATTCATGCTATTTATATATGAATCTGGATATTCTAAATTTAAATTATTAAACATATTTTTACTTCCCCAATAATATATTAGATGGTTTGCGTATTTTTTTCCAACATCAATTTCTAATTCTTGTGTACCTTCTCTAATACCTAATATAGGTAATGGATGTGGAAAATTGACCCATTTTTCATCATTCTCAGTAAATAAATTTAATCCTTTTTTTTCAACATTAATACATGTGTCGCATAATTTATAAGACATATTATATAATACTAAAATATTAAAATATTTTATTATAATATATGAATAAAACGGTAGAAAATGAAAAAGATAATAAAAAATTATTTACATTAAATAATATCGGAAAATTATTTACATTAAATAATATCGGAAAATTTATTGCTATTGTTTTTTTACTATTTATGTCAATAATATCATTAATATCTTTAGTTACAGGTGTATACAATAAAGTAAATTCATTACACCAAAATAGTGAATTTTATATATTTTTTAGAAAAAATTTAGCTATTGTGTGGGTGTCTATCATATTTACAATATTTACTGTAGGAATGGCAATTGTAACAAATAAATTATTTATAGATTGTCCAGATTATAAAGAAAATAAAGATCATAAATGGTTTAAATATTCTATATTTACAAAAATAATTGATGTACTTGTTACGATAATAATTATAATATTAGGAAAACATTGGATATCTATTATTATGTCTAATTCTATTGATAACTTGAATAATTTTAAATATTTTAAAATGTTAAATATTGTTTATAATGATGAAGAATTAGCAAAGCAAACATCAAAACAATCAGTATTGAATATAAAGGCAAAGAGTGGAAATATTACAACAGCATTTATAACATTATTATTCCACAGAAAATTAAAAAATAAATTAAATTATTTAGTAACAATGATTAATTAAATTTCATTAATTCAAAAATCATGAGATTTAAACATTTTTCGATTTCATCAATTGTAATATCTCCTATATTTCCAATACGTATTATATTTGGTTTATTTAATGGAGATGGATATAATACGATATTATGTTTTCTTAAATTTTTAGAATACTCGTCAAAATCAAAATTAGTAATATAGTCTGGTATATAATACGTTGAAACGATTGGTGAATTTATTTCTTTATCTAAATAGGGTACAAATCCTATATCAGTTAATGTATTGTAAATAATAGTATTCATTTTTGTATAATGTTCATATCTTTTTTGAATCCCTCCGCACCCAATAAGTTCATACAAAGATGTATTTAATGAATTTATGATTTGAACTGGTGGTGTAAATCTAAATTGATTTTCATTTTCTAAATCAATATATTGTGAATAAAGGTCTAAACTTAATGAATTATTAGTATTTTTACATTCTATTAAAGAATCTTTTTTAGAAATAACAAAAGCTAACCCTGGATGGCTATGTAAACATTTATTAGAGCTCCCTACTAAATAATCTATATCTAATCCATCTATATCAATTGGTATTCCACCATAAGAACTAATAGCATCTAATATTATTTTTTTATTGTATTTTTTTGCGATTGGAATTATACTTTCAATAGGATTCATAATACCCGTTGTAGTTTCATTATGGACAAGAGCAATGTGTGTTGAATCGCTATTTTTAATAGTATTTTCTATTATAGTTGTGGTAATTTGTGTATTACTTTCGAGTGAAACATAATCATTCAATTTATTATGAATACTACACAAATCTTTTAATCTGTCTCCATAAATACCATTTGAAAATACACTTATTTTAGAATTATTTGGCAATGATGATATAACGGCCTCATTTCCATAAGTACCAGAACCTTGAACTAATATTGATGTGTATTTATCTTTATTTGTGTCGCTAATAATCAATAAGTTTTTTCTAATAGATTGAATAATTGATGTAAAAATAGGTTCTCGTGCCGAATAATCTATATTTAATTTAGATTTTACATGCGATGAAGTGGTTAATGGGCCAGGAATCAATAATATATTTCGAAACATATATTAATTAAAAAGAAAAGTTATTAAATAAAAATAATTATTGTATTTTTTTTTCAGTTGGATATAAAGAACATTCTTCATTAAAGTTTAGTAATTCTCCATCTAAAGAGAAATCGGATGGACGTAAAATAGACCAATCGGTTTGTTTTTCTAATATTCCACATTTAGTGTAAATATATCCAACTAAAGCACTACACCAAAATCTATCCGTTTTTTGGGGTTCTCCATCTTTTCTAAAGAATGCCATTATCCAATCCTTTGGGATAACATCATAAGGTTTATTGTATACTGTTGAATGAACTTTTTTAAGATTTCTGTCTGAAAATAAAATAGGATCACAGTTAACCTTTCGAATAATAGCATTGGATCCTTCAAAATTTTTGAGGATTTCATGTAGTGGTGTAATTTGAACTCCTAATTTTATTTCACCATCTTGCGGATCATATTCCCCTTCCCAACCAGATTCCCATACATAGATTCCTTTTAAAGCTGGGTCAATAAATGTAGGGTCTTTTAAAATCATCCCAATATGACTGTAATTAGAATGTGTTGCATATTCAATAAAACTAGAAAAATAGTGTAACCATCCAGTTTTATGTCCAGTAAAAAAAATTAAATCGCCAGTTTTCAAATCATCCATATAAATATAGTAATGATATTATTCTTGAAGTAAAAATTTGTTTTTCATAATATTAAATAATTCAAATGCTTCTTCGGAACTATACAATTTATATTTTATTATTTTATTTTTGTAGTATATTATAAAACAGTCGTGAATATGACCAACTTTACTTACAAACTCAAATTTAAAATGTTTTGTAAAAAATAATCCTCGTACAATTAATCTATCGGAATCAATGCTTAATTTATAATGTATAAAACTGTAATTCATACTTTTACATTTATAACTATGCTTGAATTGATACCGGCATAACGGGCATATTTTTTTTCGTTCAAACCATACATCAATGCAGCCTTTGTGAAAATAATGACCACAAATTAATTTTTCGGTTTTTCCGATCAATAATGTATCTAAACATATTGAGCATTCTCCATCCATATTAAAATATAAAATATATTTATTTTATTAAATTTGTCCCTTTTAATTAGAATAAGCTAATCCTCCCATACCACTCATAATTCTTAAAATATTATAATTAATAGCATAAACCTTTATTGTGGCTGATTTACCATTATGTTCGGAAATTGTATTATCGGTTAATGTTAGATTTAGATGGGCATTATCTATTCGTGAAAAATTACATGTACCCGATGGCTGATGATCTTCTGGAGTAATAGCGAATGAATATACGTTTATACCTGGTGCTGGACAATTCGTATGATGTTGATAAGGTTGGACTAAATTAAAATATTTTCCTTCACGTGTGGAGAACCGGTCATTGCCATTTAATACTATATTACCTTCTTTTGTACAATTTTCACCACTATCTAATAAATTAATGTATTGTAAATTTTCTAAATTTGTTTGATTTTTCATATTTAATTTTGTATCTGTATGTGGAGTTTCACCTTCGGTATTATTCAAATTCATTATTCCACTATTAGCATCAATAAATTCTTCTGGATTGTAATGTAAATGACCATTATCATACAGATAATTACTTTTATTATTTATATTAATTTTTTCAATTATTAATACATCGTCATCCACAAGTGTTGGAGATGATAAATTAATATAACTATCATATTTAATAATTAATACACCAGTTCCTGGGGCAGATTCAGTACCAGATGCCAAATCAGATACTATTTCGCCCGAAGATATTGATCCAATTCCTTGTGCAACATTTGAACTATCAGTACTCAATCTATATAATGCGGTTATTGTAGTAATTGTTGTTTTATTAATTTCACCATCTGATGTAGTTTTTAATGTTAATCTATGTTTATCTCCAATTCTTAATGAATTTGCCAATAAACCACCGCTCACAGTACCATTAATACTCAAAAATTTAGATTGTGTACCACTTGAAAATCCTAATGGTCCTGCTATATCATCTCCATTAGTAAATTTTACAATATTGAAATGTGAAGAACTAGGTACAGTAACAGCATTATAACCTTTATCAATATCACACTTTAAATGGGTTCCACCACTACCACCAGTTATATTTGTGTAAGTGGTTGAAGGTTTTACATTTTTAATCATTGGATTTCCAAAAGATATATTTTTCACACCACGCCCCCCTACCATTCCAGGTCCACATGATGCTTCAGGGGTTCCATTAAACCCACTGTAATCCCAATGATCTGTATAATTAAAATATTGGTGGCCTGCTCTAGGATTAGTAAAATCCCTTTTTCTATAATTGATAGGTTGCGTTACCCATATTATTTCTTTCACTGGATGTGTAAAGTTCATTTTAATACTAACATTTGTTGTAGTTACAGATTCTTCACCATTATATTGGAGTTGTTCTATTAAGTATTCGTGTGGAACTTGGGCAAATCTACGCCGTTCATCGGTATCTAAATAAATGTAATCAACATACAAATTTGTTTTACTTTGTATGGTTTTTTCAGCTAAATCAATTATATCACTACCATAAGTATAGGGTGTTGTAGTTGGTGGGTTATAAACCGTGGCATTTGTTTTTTTTGCTGCCCACATACAATCATTAAATGTTCTAAATGAAAAATTTAAAACAATATCGTTGTACTGTAATGCTATTAAAGGTAATGCCATACCTGGATTACGACAAAACCAAAATTGTAATGGAATATATAATGTAAATTCCCCAGAAGGATTTGGATTTGCAGATGTTGGAGTTTTTGATCCATATATTTGAGTTAATTTAGGTACATTTCCAACCATTTCAGCATATCCAGGTGCTCGACCTGGCGTTTGTGATAATTCATTCCATATATGTAACCATTCTCCATAGTGTTTATCTATTTTTTGTCCTCCAATTGATATTTCAACATCTTTTAATAAAACATGTCCTATCCAATTAAGCCATCTGAAAGCACTACTATGTGTTGTAGAATCTGTATTTGCTTTACTAATATCGACAGATGGCAATTTAATTTGTAAATACATTTTGTGAACTAAATCGGCATTTCGTTGTAATGTTACCGAAACTTCTTCTCCAAAATTAGCGGTTCCATTAAATGTTTGTTTTATAGATTCTATTGAAAAATTAGTATGTCTTCTATAAACTGCTTTAAAAAAAGTAATTTGAGGATTTCCAGTTAGATATATATCTTGTGATCCATATGCTACTATTTGTAATAATCCACCTCCCATATATAATATTAGATATTTTATAAATAAATATTACAATCTTTAAGTCTAATATTTATTATTTAACCTTATGTTTTGAGATTTACTTATATTTTTCTATTTAAAGAAAAATATTTAATTTATGTAATGGCATTTAAAGTAAAAAATAAAATATTCAAAAAAATAGATAACCGTATAACACTTGACGCAAAACATACTGATAAATTAAAGGATATAGACGAAAATTATAATATTCTAAAGGAAAAACATGATACACTAAATAAATTAAATAATAAATTGAAAAAACTTAATAAAAATTACAAAAAAAATATCGAATCGATTTTAGATATAAAAGATACTATTATAAAGATTGAATATGATATTTCTAATTTAAACAAACATGAAGATATAGATTATTTATTGAATACTGGTAATATACTTTTTGATTACTATAATAGTATAGATAATAAACAAGATAAAATAGTTAATAATATAAAAAAAATAAATAATAATAAATCTGTTTCTGAATATTTTAATATTAATTCTAAATATACTGGAAGTAATAAATCCGATATTTACGATTGTTATGTTAACAAAACAAATAATACAAATATTAATACTTACACCCATAATCTAGATATTTGTAATTATTGTAATAAAGAGCAAAAATTATTTTTATCTGAAGGAAAAATGATATGTGAACATTGTGGAAATGAAACTAAAATATTAGTAGATTCAGACAAACCATCATATAAAGATCCTCCAAGAGAAATATGCTATTTTGCTTATAAAAGAATTAATCATTTTAATGAATGGTTGGCACAATTCCAGGCAAAAGAATCCACAGATATACCAAAAGAAATATATGATGAAATTTTAGTTGAATTAAAAAAGGAACGTATATTCAATATAAACAAACTAACACAAAAAAAATTACGTGAAATACTAAAAAAATTAAAGAAAAACAAATATTATGAACATATTCCACATATAATTAATAAAATAAATGGTATCCCCCCACCTATAATGACACGGAAAACAGAAGAAGAATTGCGTAGAATGTTTAAGGAAATACAAATTCCATTTCAAAACCATTGTCCAAGTTATCGAAAAAATTTTTTATCTTATTCATATATTTTACATAAATTTGTACAATTATTAGAATTAGATGAATTTATACCATGTTTTTTACTATTAAAAAGTAGAGAAAAATTACATCAACAAGATATTATTTGGAAAAAAATATGCAATGAATTAAAATGGGAATTTATTCCAAGTATATAATCTTTTTTTTTTTTGTTTTTTTTATTTAAATGAACTCTGGATTAATTCTAAAAGAAAATAAAAGAATAAATTGTGGAAAATTTATATATTATGATGACAAATTAAATCTTGTTATTAAATTAAAATATTTTTTGAAACAAAAAGATTATCAATATTTTATTGAATATATTTTTAAAACTATTGAAGAATTAATAACATTAAGAATGACACGGTTAAATATTTGTACTATGGATACCTTTATTGATTTAAAAGACCATAAATTAAAGGAAATAGATTATGATTTTATAAAAATGATGATACATGTATTACAAGAAAAATATCCTGATAATTTAAAGGTAATATGGGTAACAAATGCTAATATTATGGTTAAAACTATTTATACTATTATACGTCCTTTTATAGATAAAGAAACACGGCAAAAAATATTTTTCTTAAAGAAAAATAAAAAAAATAAAAATAAAAAAGTTATAAATGAATCCAATTTGGATGAATTATTAGAATAAAAAATCTAATAATGATTTAGTTGGCGATTTCTTAGTTGGTAATTTCTTAGTTGGCGATTTCTTAGTTGACGATTTCTTAGTTGGCGATTTCTTAGTTGGCGATTTCTTAGTTGACGATTTCTTAGTTGGCGATTTCGAATTAATTATTGTATTCATAAATTTTCTATCAACCCTAAGTATACCTTCAAATTCTTCTTCATTTTCTAAAAAATCTATTATTTTTTTTTTTAAATAAGATTGGTTCGTGTAATTTATCCATTCAGATGTACCATTAAATTTATATACTATTTTAGAGTTATCTATATCATATCCTAATTCCAAACTTTTACCACTTTTCGACCATATTAATTTACCTATATAATTTGAAGTACTTATAGATGCTTTAATTAATTTAACCATATAATTATAGAATATTTTTAAATGCCACACGTTTTATCTATTTTTAAATGTATTGATGGAGACATCAAATCTAATACATTATAAACCATTCCAGATACTAATGCTATCAATACTATTTCAAAATTAGTGATACTTGTTTTTACTAATGTAAAACATGCGAATGCTACAACCAATACCATTATTAAATATTTTATCAACCGTCTCATAACTTCGCGAATATTCATTATTTAATATAATATAATATATTAAATTAAATTTATCTATTTAAAGATTTTATTGAAATAATCTATATAAATGAGTGAAGAAGATTATTTAGAAGTCGATAAACCTATTCCAGGACAAAATTACACATGTATTTCGTTCGTATCACCAGATGATTGTATAAAACAAAAAGAATTATTTTTGTTCAATAAATTTATGAATCAACGATGTGGTGAATGGGAAACATCAATCGATGATATTATCAAGAAATGTTCCGATGAAGTAAAAAGTAAAGTTGAAAAAGAATTGAAGGAAAAATTAAGACTTGAAATGAAATTTAACTATACACAATTTAAAGATAAATATGATGATTTTAAATACAAGTTTAATGATGAATTGAATAGCGCTTTTGAAAAAGTTTCAAATAAACAAACAAGTGTTCGTGGTGTCAAAGTACGTGGTAGTTATGATAGTTATGCTCAGGCCGAAAAGCGTGCAAAAGAATTACAACGTACTGACCGTTCATTTCATGTATTTGTTGGACAAGTTGGATATTGGCTTCCATGGGATCCAAATGCTGATCAAGTACAAGATGAAGAATATTTAGAAACAGAATTAAATACATTAATGCAAGAATATAAAAAGAACGAAGTTAATAGAGATTTGTTTTATGAAGAACAAAAACGAGAAAAAACACAAGATGCTATGAAAAAACGCATTGAAGCCGAAAAAGAAAATGAAAAGAAAATTACTGAATCATTGGACGAACCTGACCCATGGATGAGTAGTAAATTACAAGGTGCTAATGAAACCAATGTTGAATCTAATTCTGAATCCTTAGAAAGTGAACCAATATCAGAAGAAGAAAGTCAGAAAATAAAAACTATTTAAATTATATGAAATCATTATTTATTATTCTTTTTTTTACATTAATTGTGTATTTATCATATAAATATTCTTACAATAAATATTATACCGATAATATTGAAACAAGTATAAAATATATTATTTTACCACAAACAATAAATGATTCTTTCAAAAAAACGAATTTAGAAGATGATTTCAAATATGTTTTTAATGATACAATAATCGATAATAATTATAAAACAATAGAAAATAATGATACTGAAACAAACACATTTTCATTACAACGTTTTTTCACAGAATTTTAATATCAATTTATTATATGAAGTTAATTATACTATTTATATTATTGATTGGTATAATATTGTTAGTATCTGGATATTTAGAATTATATTTCAAATCAAAAGAAATTACAAAAGAAATTGAATATAGATTTTTACCAAGATCAATATATGATTCAATCGAATCAAATGATTTAGATGATCAATTTAGTTATATGTTTAATGCTAATGATGTAAGAAATAACACAAATTTAATTTAAAATTGAATGATAACAAAATCAATATGTTTATTATAAATGTATTTAATAAAATACTACAAAACATTATACTATTTTTACATATATGATAGTATAGATTGTCCATACTTTGATAGACATAAATACAAAGATGATATATTAATTCATTTGTACAATATTTATCTAACAATTAAACTATGGGATTTACCTCATTATAGAAATAAAACATATGGTAAAGATATTTATGATAATTTTTATAATCTATATATTCCATATACTGGAATATCATTATATTATTTAGTGTATACTAAATATATTGCGTTATTTAGTATTTTAGTGTTATATCCAATAATTTCGATATATTACTATTTTACTACAAATCTTGATTATTCTAAAAAAATACTATTACATCCATATAATTGGTTTTGGATATGGAGAATTAATTGTAATCTAGTACATTTAACCCACCATATTTCTAAATCAAACCAATATAAATATGAAAACAAAAAAATATTTTTAGAAAAATGTATATATTTAAATATTCCGGTAACATCATGTATATATGAGGATATTATACTAAAGAATACTAATATAGAAGGTGGTATGGGTATTCATCTTTATAATAATTGTTTTAATAATGGTGATTGGATTATTCAACGGAAACTTACAAATAGTTTATTTTTACAATCATTTTTGCCAAAAGATTCTCCATTATCAACGTTACGTGTTATTACATACAAAGATAAACTATTTTATAAATCCTCAAAACCACACATTTTATCAGCGTGTCTTCGGGGTGGACTTACAAATCAAAAAACAGACCATACTTCCGTTTTATTTAATATAAATATAGAAAATGGTAAAATTGGAAAAGGTACAATGAATGAAGAATGGTATGGAAAAAATACCCCATTTGATGATTCTGAGTTTGTCAAATATTCATCATTCAAATTCGATCAAAATATACGAGACAAATTAACATATCATCCAGAAAAAGGAGTGAATATAGACCGAAAAATACCTAAATTTGACAAAATAAAAAAAATATGTACAAACGCCCATTTGAAATTACTTAATGATATTCCGATTGTCGGATGGGATATTGGGTTAACAAAAGAAGAAGATATTGTTATTTTAGAGATAAATATATCATGTAATTTATTTTGTGCGAATTATAACAAACAGAATTATTATAAATTTTTAAAAACATATTATATTTAATAACTTGTTTTCTTAACATTAATAGTTGGACCTCTTTTTCTTGGTGAAATAAAATTATCATCTTCATCAGACTCATAATTATCATTAAAATTAGAATTATGATGTTCCCAAAATTCTTGTGCGCCAATTTTAAATGCTGGATGTGCATCTGCTTTATACCAAAATACTTGGTCTTCTAATTTATTACTTTTAGCATTATTGTTTATAACTAAACAATTATAATCCTCGGTACATTGATCCATAACTTGACAAAAAATTTCAAATGTCGGAAACATACCTGCATAATGTTCATACAGTCTTTTTCTATTTGATACATAATTTTCTCTTAATATAAATACATAATCTATATTTGTTCTTAAACTTGGTGGTATTCCCAATGCATACTGCATTGTTATAATAAATAAAATTTTATAATGCCGCCCATTCATAAATAAACTTCTAATATTTGGATCCCTTATCCATGTTTGGTCATATAAACAATCATCTAAAATCAAAAAGGCATTTGGATCAATATTTGTTTTACCATAATTTGTATTTTCTTTTTGAATCTTTTTAATAACCATTTTTTGTCTTTTCAAGGTGTTATTAATTATATCGGGTGTATAAGCATCATGAATAAATAAATTTGGAACTATATTTCCATAAAATGAATTTGCGGCTTCAGTCCCAGATATTACAGTACCAATTGGTATATTTTTATGGTAATACAATAAATCTTTAACTAAAAAACTCTTACCAGTTTCACGTTTTCCAATAAAAACACAAACTTTATCGGCTGATATATTATTTAAATTAAATTTTTTTAATGCTAAATTCATTAATAATGAAATATTTTTTTTAATAATTATATATACGCAAATCTAAATTTTTATTTAAAGATTTTTTAAATAATATTTTTATAAAATGGTAAATACAAAATGTATTAAAATAAATAATAATGTATTAGATACTCTTAAAAATGACTTTGAACATAACCTTCAAATAAACAATATTCAATCATATTTTCCAATATTATCATTATTTTTAGAATTTTATAATGAGTCGAATACTTCTTTTATATTGAATTCGACATATTTAGTTACTAAATTAATAGAACCAATAAAAGTAAAAAAAGATGATAGTTATATTAAAAATTTTTTTGATGCTACTATTTTAAACAAATATACAAATGAAAAAACAGATCAAAAGATTTTTACAAAAATATTACCAATACTAAATGTTTCTCAAGCAATGATGAATGATTATAATACATATCATAACTCAAAATTACCAAATATTTTTCATAATTTAACTAACAAAAAAATAAATAACTATAATAATAGCGCATACATTGATTCCTTTTTTTCATTTTTAGGAAGCAAATTAACAGAAGAAAATAAATGTCCTACATTTCCATTATTTTTTGGTACATTTACTGGGATAGCCGATGAATTTATGTATGATATATCTGAAGAATATAACTCTATAAAACAAACATCATGGTACAAAAAAAATGTAAATAAGCATTTCAAAATACATAATACCGATATTGATTCAAATACATTCGAAAACATAAATATTGAGTGTAGCGATATACACGATATATTAAAAGAATATAATTCTGATGGTGAAGCCGAATCTAACCCCCCTAGTGATGGTGAAGTCGAATCTCACCCCCCTAGTGATGGTGAAGCCGAATCTAAACCCCCTAGTGATGATGAAGCCGAATCTAACCCCCCTAGTGATGGTGAAGCCGAATCTAAACCCCCTAGTGATGGTGAAGCCGAATCTAACCCCCCTAGTGATGGTGAAGCCGATTCTCAACATACGAGTGATGGTGAAGCCGAATCTAAACCCCCTAGTGATGGTGAAGCCGACTCAGATAGTAATTCAAATATATCTAGTAATATGTTACAACATTATGATTCATTGTCATTATGTTCTTCTAAATTATCA